TTTGACTCAATGCGCCCAGCCAGCGTCTCGCGCATGGGAGCGCCGATGGCGTCGGCTTGGCCTGACACGTACTCCTCGGCCTTTCCATACTCCTTTGAAGCGACGAGCTGGTCAACGATGCCAGACGCGATGCGGTCGTTCACGTCGCGCTCGATCAGCTTCATCTGCGCGGAGCCGTCCGGGATGCCGACGAGCCTCGCGGCCTTACGGGCCTCCTCCAGCGCGACGCCCTTGTTGGCCTCGAACTGGATCGCCATGACCTTGTCGGCTTCTGCGCCCTCCCTGCCAATCTGCCCAAACGCCGATACGGACGCATCGACGTACATGTCGGAACGAGCCTTGGACTCGTTTGTCTGATACACCTGCAACTGCTTGACGCGGTGCTGCGCCATGCGGCTCTCGAAGATCCCCATGTTCCGGGCGAGGATGGGGGAGAGCATCCGCCGCTGCACGTCGTTGTCGAGCATCCCCATCGCCGACTGCCCTGCCTGCGACAGCTCGGCCTGCATGGCGTCGTAGTTCACCTCGGCGTCCTTGCCGATCATCGCCATGTACTTATCAGTCACGGCCTGCATGCCCCTGCCGGCCGCTACGTCTGCTTCCTTGGTCTTGGCCTCGTCGATGCCGTCTTGGATCGCCGAGCCGAGCCGGAAGGCTGCCATGCCCGTCTGGGTGAGCTGCTGACCAAACCGTGCGACCTGTGGCCCCGCGAGGTTCTCCGCAGGCGCGATGCCGGGGGCTGCGAAGTCGCCGATGTCGCCGCCCCCCTGCGGGGCGACCTGCGGGACGAAGGTGGTCGGTACGGTCGGCATGGGTCAGATCCTCTGCGTGGACACGCCCTCGAGCAGCTCCTCGATGCGGCGGTTGCGGGCCCAGGTGGTGGCAATGTCGGTGGCGCTGCCGAGGAGGCTCGTCCCGAGCGCGAGGCCGGGGTAGATCGTGCCAGCGGTGGCCTGTAGGTTCTGCGCGGAGATGTCGGCCATCGTGGCACCGACCCCGATGTTGAACGCCCGCAGGCGGGCCGCCTCCTGCTCGCGCACGGTAGCGGCGTTGATGTTCAGGCGGTCGATCTCCTTGACGAGATCCATGCTGCCGATGATCTCCTTGGCGCTGCCTGCGCCGAGGACGGCACCACGGGAAGCGAGTGCGGCCTGTGCGCTTGCACGCGCCTGCCCCGCCCGCATGGAGTACTGCCCGAACCGCGCTGCGCCCTCGCGGCCGATCTGTCCAGCCGTGAACTCGGCGGCGCGTTGGTTGATCCGCCCCATCTCGGCCGCGAACCGCTGGTTCTGGGCCTGCATCTTGAGCTGGTTCTGCTGGCTCTGCGCTGCGTAGAACGAGCCGATGGCGCCCGTGATCGACCCAAAGATCCCCGCGATGGGGCCGGCGACCGTCATGGCACTGGCGAACTGTGATGCGAACCCAGGGCCAGATGGCGTCGGCCCGCCAAGCATCGTGCCAACGGCACGGCTCTGAACCGGGAAGTTCGTTGCCATCTGCATCGCTGGACTCAATCCGAACATGCTCATATCAGCCTCCGATGCTCACTTCAAGGGTCAGCCCAACGATGGTCAGCGGGAGCGGGTCCGACTGCCGCACGTAGACGCGCCCCGCCTGCCGCCACGTGGGCGTGAGCTTCACGCCGATCTCGTCCGTCTTGAGCCCAGGCGGCGAGCCGTATGGCTCCGTGGTGCGCTGCTTGGCCTCGACGAGATTGTCGGCGTCGGGGCCGACGAAGATTCCGCTTGAGCGATATACGCGCAGGAATGCCTCGTTGACGTTCTTTGCGCGGCCCTGCCCGAACGCCTCCATCTGGAGCGCCATCGGCAGCGTTTCGAGGTCGCTGACGTAGGGCAGACCGACATGCACGACCACGGACGGCCGCTGCAACACGGCCACCCCACCCGTCACCGTGACCTGCGGCATGACCGCTCCGTCAGCAAGGATGCTGACCGTCTTGCCCTCGAGGTGCGTCAGGCCGGCCACCGTATCGCGTGCAAACGCCCACACAGCCGTCGCCACCCCGCGCAGGGCCACGGGCAGCAGGAGGTCCGTCCGGGCCGTGGCGACTGTCGTAGAGGTCGTGGACAGGATCGTCAGGCGGTAGGTGTTCCCGTTGGCGTCGGTCAGGACGATGGCGTCGCCCACGTCCGTGGTGGCCGGGAACTGGAAGATGGCGCTGCTCGCCGTAATCGTCAGCACGTCGGCTGGACCCCAGGTCGTGCCGCCCGTTACCGTGACCGTGGTGGCAGTCGTGTTCGTGCCGTTGTAGGTCAGGCCGCTGTCCACGAAGAAGCAGTCCTTCAACTCGCCGACCTGCCGGCTGGCGAACCGCTCCACGTATCGCTTCGTGTTGCCACCGATAGTCCGCTTGACGATGACGTACAGACGGTCCTCGGCACCCTCGGCCACGGCCGCGCACGACTCAAAGTCGCCGTCCGTTTCGTGCTGGTGCCATGCGCCGATCTGTTGCTCGGGGATGTACGTCAGTCCGAGCATGCTTCCCGTGCTCGAGATGAACCAGAGCAGCGGCTGCGGAGCCTTGCTGTAGCACATGTCCGTGATGTCGAAGTTGTCGAACAGGTGCGTGGCTCGCAGGGACAGGTCGCCAGTCACGAATCCGCTCGCCTGCCACGAGTATCCGAGTTCGCGTACGTGGCCGTCGCGGGCCGAGCAGTAGACCACCGTGTTGTTCACGATGGACGGCTGCACGTTGTTTGCACCGACGTATGACTGCGGACGCACCGAGATGGTGGTCGGCGAGATCACGTCGCTGTTCACAGGGCTGACGCGCCACTCGGCGGCGCTCGTCAGCGCGAGCAGCTGCGTCAACGGGACAAGGTGGCGGATCGTGTTGGCTTCCCGTGCGGCGACGCGGAAGTTGATCCGGTCTGTGTCCTGCAACGGGATGTGAAAGGACATGTCGCTCTCAGTGCCAGTGCGCGTCATCCACAGCGTCTGCGGAGAGTTGGTCGTGCCAGCAAACACGCGGCGCTGCTCAAAGTAACTGACTGCTCCGGGGTAATTGCCACTCGAATTGAACACCACCTCAAGGATCGGCGGCGTGATGCCGAGATCCGGGGCGATGTTGTTGTCACTAAACGACGTGGTGTCGCTCTGACCGATCAGGCCATACAGTCCGTTCTGACGCTTGTAGATGTTGTAGCGAGAAGCGCCGGACACGGCCGACCACGAAATCGTGTTGCTTGAACCCTGCGCGTTGAGGTTGTTGATGACGTTCGCCGACGAGCTTGGTGCGCTTTCGTCGATACCGTCCGCTGCGAGTGCGGTCACGACGTAGTAACTGTCGAAATCCAGCGCCTTGTCACCGAACTGCACGAAGCCGCCGCTCGTCCACGACACTAGCGCGGTGGTGTCCAACGGGACGCCAGTGTCGTAGCCCCTGAGCGACAGCGTATTCAGCGCAGGCGTTGAGTTGACCGTGTAGAAACCATCCGTGAACGTGCCAGTGTTCCACGTGCCGCCATCCACGTAGACAGGGTCGCCGATGCTCAGTCCGTGGTTCCCGACGGTAGTCGCCACGCCAGGGTTGGCAGCCGTGAACGCCGTGATGTTGATCGACTCGCCGCGGTTTGCCGTGGCCGTCAACCCAGTGGGAGTTGACACGCTCGAGGAGAAAGAAATCGTCGTGAGCGTCCACGTGGTCGCCCCCAGCCGGCGCAGCTCACGCGGTGCGTAGTTTGGGTGTACGAGCGTCAGCACGTCGGCCGACTGCACGTAGTGGATGTCGAACAGGTCAGCCTCGGCGTAGGGATTCGGGATTTCGTAAATCCCTGCCGGCAGCGGATACCAGTACGTGGCGTTTGGCGGCGCGTTGCCTGTGGTCGCCGCGATGCAGTAGTAGTTCACGCCGCCCGACGAGACAAGCGCACCGACCGCGTAAGTCGTGGCACCGTTGTATGCGGCAGGCGTCCCAGGACCGAGCGTCGCACCCTGCGTGTGGAACCGAAAGTACCCCGCGCCGAGCTCGAGCACCATTGTCTGCGTGGTGCTGAACGTGAACGGAAGCAGGCGCGTGCGCTTCGTGCTGTCCTTGACCTCGCGCACGAACGCCGTGCCGGGTCGGTTCTCTGCCGGCCCCTGCGGGAGCGCGATGAAGTTGAGCAACTTCGCCGCGCCCGTCTGGAACTTCACGTCATCGATCCGCCCCCACATCTCGGGCGAAACCTCGCCGCCCGCGAAGGACCGTGTGTACGTGCGGGTCAGCGCCATATCAGCGTCCAGAGATCCAGGATGTGATGTGACCGGGCTTCACGTCGCGCTGGTTGGCGTCCGACATGCGGGCCTGTCCGAGGTAGATTGCGACCATCTGGAGGCATCGCTGCGCCTGCCGTGCACCTTCCTCGCCCTTCACAACGGGACCGGCAAGGAATGACGCGAGCTGCCACGACAATGCGATGGTGAACATCGGGTCGAACTTGGTCGAATCGCTCACGAGCGCCTGATATCGCAGGAGCGCATTCTCTTGATTCGTGTAGATGACCTTGTTCCCGAGTGTGTCCGTCTCAATCACGTATTCCTGCGGCACGTACACGCCGGCGGTCGTGATGGGTGGGTTCGTCCATCCGAAGCCGTAGCGGTCGGCGGGGTATGCGCGGACGGAGTAATCGTTCTCCGCGTCTGGCGGAAGCACAGCCACGGCGGTCATCATGTCACCGGGGCATGCGTAGGAATACTTCCACATGGTGTACGGCATCGTCACCTGCGCGAGGCTGACGCGCCGCGATGCGAACGACCACGTGTGCATCTGGAGGAGCATGTCACGTGCGCTCGGATAGAACCGGGCGCAGTGCTCGGCCTGCGCTGATCCCTCCGGCGGGTCGATGCTAGCGACGGTGGCATCGTCCCCGAGGTGCGCGAGCGCGAGGTTGCAGATCTCGACGACCGAAGCCATAGAAGCCTCCCGTAGGACGGGAGGGGCGCCGTGGTTTCCCGCCGACGCCCCTCCCTGTTCACTAACTCGTTACAAGCTCACTCCGTGCCTGCGGCCTCGGCCACCTTGCCCTTGCGGAGACGGCGAGGCGGAGCGTCGGAAACGGTCGGTTCGGTTTCCGCGCCCACCTCTTCGATGTACTCGAGGTGGTGGTTGCGCGGTCCCTTGTACTCGAACACGTCTCCGGGCTGGCGCAGCCCGTTGTCCACAAAGCAGAGAATCTTGGCCTTGACCTTCGGCATGGATAGCTCCTATCAGGCGACCGTGAAGCCAGAAGCGTAGAAATTCTTGCCGTCCTGGTAGTTCAGGACGATGTCGGCAGAGATGACGCCAGAGCCGCTGCCGGCAGAGGTCACCACGTTCGCGCCGAGATACCGCTTCTGCGCCGCGGTCAGGAGCTGCGAGCCAATCGGGATCACGACCTGCGTGCCAACCGCGATGGCCGTTGAAGGGCTGTATTCGCCAATCACCACGACGTTGGTGTCAAGGCCAGCGTCATCCGCCAGAACGACCTGATAGATCGGGTCGGTGCTAGCGGCCAGTGCCGTGGTCACAGTGAACACAACGTACAGCGTCGTGCCTTCCGAGATTTCCACGTTCTGGTTTCCCTGTGCGACGGTGTACAGCGAACCGCTTGCGGTTGCGGTGTACGCGGTGTTGTTGCGGAGATCCACGACATCGGGGAAGTCGTAGGTTCCGGTTGCGGTCAGCGTGACGCTGCCGAGGCGAAGGTTGTTATCAAGAATCATTGTGTGTCCTTTCTGCTTTACCTATTAGGTAAGGCGGGCTTCTGCGTTGATGAGGGCATCGACACGGCGGCACGGAACGCCGAGGAACGACAGCCACGAGTAGGGGGTACCGAACTGCGACAGACCCTGGTTCACGGCCAGAACGTTCTGGCTGCGATCCATTGCCTTCACGGCAAGTCCGCTGTGGACAGTGCGGTTCATGTAGAACGCGGCACGACCCATCGACATGTTCGGGATGCGGTACATGGCGCGTGCCATGAGCTTGATGAGATCGGTAGCAGCGGTACTAAGCTGCGTTCCGGTCGCACCAACGAGATCGCTCACGTCGATGTTGGCGATGCGGACAACGTAGCGCCAGTCCTTCACGACCAGGCCGTTCTTCCACTGGTAACGGGTGGCGTAAGCCTGGAGACGGTTGTTGCCGTCATACACGGTCTGCTCGCCGAGATCCTCGTGCATGAGGCCAGCGGTCGAACCCTTCGGGAACGGGCAGTAGACGG